GACCGAGAGTACCGAGCTCGAAAATATTACCATCCTTCTTACAGTATTCAACAGAAGCGGCTATGTTGCGAGCAACCTCGAGATGAGGATTACTGCCAAGAAGAGATCGAACATGAGAGAAACGTTTACGATCTGCAAACTTAACGAAGCCTTGAAGATGAGGCGTGCCGCCATCGCCGACTTCGCGACCATATACAAGATACTCGACAGCGGCACCAAGTCCCTGGAGATGTGCCTCAATGGCAGGCGTATAGTTGTTGATAGTAAAACACCATGATTTCGCACGAGACTCGTTGGCAACAACCATCGCTGGAATTATGGGAAAAAAACATTGTGAAGACACTATGGAAAAGTGAGAGCAGGGCGAACCCACAATCTGGATTCGAATTTTCTATATATATAAATTAATTTGAACAAAGCAATGACAATATAAATAATTTAAAATAAACACGCCGGGGCAATCACGCGAAATATTATTTGAATACGCGCGAGTGCGCGTATAAGTAAAATATTCAAACAGTCCGGGCGACTGGAACGCCGGACGGAATACACATGATAAAAAAGACGGCGCGAACAATCACACACGATAGAAATATAAGTAGGCATATATATATGAGAGAACGTTGCGCAGGGCGGACAAGTAGAAAGTAGAGTCGGAGTCGTATACCAACCGGGTATAGGATGTTACGAATATCAAGAGAGGGTGGGTGTGGGGACACATAAAAAATCTTGGAAGAGGAGATAGTGATGGTGCAGTACGAAGAAGCTTTGCACGGAGAGAATGAGCGACTATACCGACAGAATGAAGCAAGGTTGGAACGCTTCCAACGACGACAACAACGTTATCGCGACCATGAACGTGAACAAGAACGTGTGGTCAACGAACGGGTGTGGATGCGGTTGCGACGGGACCGCCGACAGCAAGAAGCCATCGAGCGAGAACGAGAACAACGACAACGCAATGGACAACTCCTTTGGCGAGCCTTACGACAACGACAAATCTACAATGAAGCCTTACAATTCAACATCATTGTGGAAGCCGAGCCCACTGCCGCAGGGGCTGCTTAGTGATTTCAAGACGCCAGAGAAACGAAGCGAGTTGACCTCTCCGCCGCGACCGGAGAAATTGAAGAGGGACACTTACAGTTTCTTCAACAACTTGGACAATTACGACGACGACGATCAAGACGATCTATCGTACGATATCGATTGGGAGGACGAGGTGAAACAAATCATGGATCATTGCATGGAGGTGATGGAGGTTACGAGTATTTTACACAAGAAGATTATTGGAAAGAAAGAATTGATGACGATTAAGAAAAAACTCTAAATAATTAATGTTTAGACGCCCATGGCGCGAGTATGAAATCTAGAAAGATTACTAGCTTGGTCATAGATTAGTTCCTGATTAGAGACCATGTGATACATTAGTTTAGTGCCGCTACTAGTAGCGTCACCTTTATTACCATGAATTTTAATCAAAATACAACCATAGGACGTATCGAGAGCATCGCGGATTAACAGATTACTAGATGAAGTAGACTTAATACCGAACGGGGTACCGCCGGCCTTTAAGTCATCGGCAGCGGCATCTAAAACATCTGGATAACCGATACCGATATTACGGAATTCGTGATCTTCACCAGCGGAATGAAGTACGAAGGCAAATTTATGAATGTCACGTAACTTACCGCTTTGGTATGTGACATGGTCAACCATGTTATTACCAGCAGCTTTAAGTCCGGTCTGTGACAATATAGGGATGAACTCCCGATCGGTGCCAATAAGCGGATTAGCTGGACGTTTAACGAACGCCCAGTCAGTCGGAGAAACATCGACAGGAATTCGAATATATTCGAACCAGCCGTCGTTTTCTTCGGTATTATTAACTAGAGACAACCGGAGACCCTGAGAAACGCAACGCCATTTCTCAACCTGACGTTCATGTAACGTAGGATTAGTAGAAGCGTTATCACCTAGAAAAGAAACATGGTTATTGTATGGGAATACTTCCATACCAGGATAATCGATATCGGTACTAGTTGCAGTACCGCTATGAAATTGAAGCCCGGCACAAACACCCGGGTATACAAAGATATACATCTCGGGTAGATTTCCTTGTATGACTTGGCCAGATACTTGTAAACGTTGGCCAGCGGAATAGGTAGTCCGATTATCGGGGATCTTGGGATTAGTAGTAGCTAAACTAAATGGGTTACGCATAACATCCATTCTACGTTTACCTAAGAATGTAGCAGTAGACATGGCAGTAGATCCGGTGTAACGACGACGAGTAATAGTCCGGCGCCTATATGTCGGCTTGCGTTTAATCCGACGGACGACACGACGTCTAACAGGACGACGTGCGCGCGTAGGAAGTCGACGGATAGTTCTTGAAAAGTTAGGTGGCATTTTGCAAGGCTCATAAATTATGAGAATGCAGATTTGGGACCAGTATAGAATAGCTAATAGCAAGTTTCCTCGATACACAGAGAAATCTAGTCGACGATTGAATATTAAGCCTATTAATATAGTGGTCCCAGAGACCGCATACAATAATAAACAAGATACATTATCCACGCCTCGACAAAAAACTAAACAAGCAAGACCGATAAAAAGGAACTATCTGCAGAAACAGCGCAGACCTACACCGCAGTCGACAGAGGCTGGCGGGAAGATACGGATAGGCGATAGACCGTGGAAAAACTACGACGAGCGAGTACGTAGAAATACATTACACGACACAGAAGCCGGTCTTACGGCATTAGCGTTGTATCTAGGAGGTAGATCGATAGCGCCTAAGGCAGGGGCAGGCTATAGAGCGTATAAGCGATTAAGCTATGTACGTAAAGCATACCAGAAAAGCCCATGGAAAGGTTCATCGGGCAAATTCGGGAATGTATAGGAAGAAGCTAGGAGTATTATATAAACCATCCCGGGACTTTTATACAAAGTCTAAGTATGGAAATGTCCGGGACGGATTGAAGATGCAACATATGAAAAAATATATAGAAAGACAGAAGGAACGAGATATATATGGTGCAGTCGATTTATATAATAGGTGGCGAAAGCCAATAAATAGAGTCATAGTGGATAATGCTAATCTGGCGGGTAAGATGATAGCATGGGGAGGGTTGAATGCGATATATAAATATTATACACAAGACCCAGCTCATCCGATTACGATGGAAGCCGAACTAACAGCTGATTATCTAAGAGTATTGGCAAGGCAGTGGTTAATATCAAGAAGATCTGTCGGCAATTTACCGTATAAACCGACAGCAACAGCTAGGAAAGTCCTTGAGTTTGCGATAAAGACAGGAAGAAAAATAAAAAGTACTCCGAAGGAAATGCGAAAAATATACGATAAAATATATCATCACAAACGTCTAAAAGATATATTAAATATAATTACACATGATACGCCAAATTATATACATGACATAACAAGTTTAAATTATTATGATAGAAATATAGCCAACAGAAAGCGAATTAATAACCATTAATTAGAATTAATAGAATTTACATTAATTAATATTTGGCTTACAAGCCCCATGCCTTCTTCGATAGAATCTATAGTCATGTAGCGGACATCATAAGCGACCGGGATAATATCCGGTTGTTGTATATGAGCGAATTTAATACCGGCATACATTTCCCATGGTTCGGGTGGTTTCGGGGTATATTCGGGGGCATTACTAGTAAAATCGTAGGTAACACCCAAAGAATAAATTAATTGTTTATTCTCATCGAAGAGCCTCATGACGGGCTTAAACTGAATACGGCCGGAACCGTCAATAGGCTGACGTGTACGGCCTAACAACCATATATTATAAATAATATAATTTTTAGGTAATGTAAACAGCCAAGCGTTATTAATATTAGATCTGGTATAACGGGTTCCCCAGGACATATCAGTGAGTACAGATGTAACCAGAGTATGTTTAGGAGTACCGGAAGTAGTCCATGGGGATTCGGATGGTAGGATAAAATTAGCATTTTCAGTACGAATCGATTGAGCACCGGTCATAGGATTATTGGGAATATTCGGACCGACCGGAGGATCGACCTGAGGATAAGCGAAGGTAGCGAACTTCGCAGTCCATTCGTAATCCGAAGGCGAATATACGAAATCGATAGGGGGAACCACGGGGGATGGAGCGGGGAGAGGATATAACTCTAGCTCGCACATACCATGGTTATATGTCCCGAAATGTATCTCCACGAACTTAACATTATCGATGTTATAAGCGATACGTAGATCAATGTATCCGCGATTACTAGTACAGACACGATAATCGGGGATAAACGCAGTATCCATCTGGCCTAGATAGACACCAGCGTCATCGTATAGTTTTATACTCATATCGCTGACACGCATTTCATTAGGAACAAACCCATTCCAAGGATTGTTAAAAACAACATTGCTAAAAAAGGCGCGGAATCGATTAACTGTGGCGGGCTCCCGAAGAGTAAAGCGGATAGGACGACGGACTCGACCAGGAATAGCATTAGGAATAGGTTGTGTAAGGTTAACAAAAAAATTCTGGCCGGCGACAACTTCGGTGGCGTTAGTATATAACGAATATTCAGTACCAGACGGACTCGGGGGGACGTCAGTTGGCCATCGAGTGAATGTCAGACCACGTAGTAAATTATCACGGAAGGCGAATTTACGATCGGCAGGGACACAATTCCATATCTGAAAAGCAGGTGGAGTAGATTGGTTAGGACGGCCCGGTTGTTCGGAATTCGGATCACGACTACGGGGAGTGGGATCAATCAAGGCATCATTCGGATCCGCAACTAATATAGGGGTGGGATAGAAATCGGTAGGAGCATTGTATCCGGTTTGAAGACGCCTAGCGGCGGGATCAACATCTAGGATGTCACAACCACGGTGACCAGATGAAATATAGTTTTCATCGCCGTGGTCCCACCATACATCACGATTGAAATAAGATAGTTTACGACGAACGGGCATTGTAAATAATAATGAGCTAAGTATTTAATGTTTCATTGAAAATTTACTACGACTAGAAGAAGAAGTATTATTATTATACACGCATGGACAACCGCTAGGAGAGCCGGTATAGGAAGGGTACCAAGGGTTAGACATAGCTTGTGCATCCGCGTCGCGGAGTAGCAAACAAAAAATCAAATAAGCTAAAGAGCGAGACATGATTTTTATGAGACGGAGGAAAGACAGGCAAAGATATAAGAGAAGCCACGGGAACGAGACAGCGGTTCATGTAAAATCTCTTGAAAAGCGATTTGAATTTGAAGAGCCGGCTGGCGCGTGGACCGTGGACGGAGGTGGCGTAATACTGGAATTTGCCACCCCCGTCCAGGTACGTCTGTCGACCGTTTTTAAAATTTGAATTTTTAATAAGAGAAAAGACATAATGTTAGACTCTCGAGCATTGTGCTTTAGCACCTGAGGGAATGCTCGCTCGTATAATGGTAGACACAAATTTCAACATATGTTAAGAGTTGCTAGGGTTGCCGGCCCAAGAGACGGCCGGCAACCCTAGCAACTGTTGACACATGTCAAATTTGTGTCTAACATTATGCGGCGAAAAATTTATGTGAGTTACACGGGCTCGCCTGCCGGCGGGTTGGGGGGCTAACTGTTGGAATGTCGCACCGTCGGTCGCCTCGCCGCACCGGCAAACTCAAATTTGCGGACAAGGTAGGGTTAGGCGGCCAAGGGACGCCGCCTAACCCTACCCTTCCCCGAAATTCGAGTTTGGCGCGCGGCGCAGGCTCCTCGGTGAGGGGGTTAGAATAGTTAGCAAGTGCATAAAAAACAAGATAATATCTGGTTAGATAGTAACGATAGAATAACGGTCGAGGGATAGTTTGGTCATATCCGGCGATTCGTTCATGTTAACTACAAGATGGAGCTTGTCTAACTGTTTAACACGAGACTCGTATTTCGGCGAGAAAACATAACCGTTTTTACAATCCTCTAAAAAGTCGTACTGGAGAAACTCGCCTTGCTTTGAACGTGGAGCATCGATGAAAAGAACGCGGATATTTTCCTTAAGAGCATATGCCATGTCAGCCTTCTTACCCGGCTGCATGACCTGAACGTTTTCATGTAGAGAAGCATAATAGTGAGAGAACCAAGTCTTGCCAGAGTTGCCGACAGGATCGACCAAGAAAACAATAGTACGATCATCGGCGGGAAGATTTAAACGAGCATTAAGTAACTGCTGCCAAGGACGAAGAGGATGCGGCTCGATCGCACGTGCTGGTTGATGTTGGCGAATATATTCAAGACAGAATCGAGGGTGACGAGCATAAGCAGCCGAGTGATCCTCGCGGATCTCGTCGAGAGAAAACATACCGCCCTTAACGGCGTCTTTGAAAGACTCGAGATCGCTGCGATGGCCTTGACCAGGACCGAGAGTACCGAGCTCGAAAATATTACCATCCTTCTTACAGTATTCAACAGAAGCGGCTATGTTGCGAGCAACCTCGAGATGAGGATTACTGCCAAGAAGAGATCGAACATGAGAGAA